TCAGACGTTACCAGAAGAAACCGCAATGGGCAGACTAGCTCGGGATTATATAGCTTGTTCATACCTATGGAATGGAACTACGAAGGATACATTGATTCTTACGGGTTACCTGTCTTCGAGACGCCTAAAAAACCAAAAAAAGGTCCAGACGGTTTCCCAATTGAAATCGGTGTTATTGAGCACTGGGAAAATGAAGTAGATGGTCTTAAGGAAGATCCTGATGCACTTAATGAGTTATATAGACAGTTTCCACGTACTGAAAAACACGCATTCAGAGATGAAACAAAACAATCTTTATTTAATCTTACAAAGATTTACGAACAAATTGATTATAACGAAGATTTAAAAAATTCAAACGTAGTTACTCAAGGTAATTTTCAATGGGAAGGTGGGATTAAAGATACAAGTGTTATGTTTACTCCAAGTAAACAAGGTAGATTTTTTATTACTTGGGTTCCAGAAACACATCAACAAAATAGATATATAGTTAAAAATGGTATTAAATACCCTGCTAACGAGCATATAGGTGCTTTTGGTTGTGACAGTTACGATATATCAGGAACAGTAGATGGTAGAGGTTCTAAAGGTTCATTACATGGTTTAACTAAATTTAGCATGGATAATGCTCCAGCAAATTTGTTTTTTTTAGAATATATATCTCGACCACCAACTGCAGAAATATTTTTTGAAGATGTTCTTATGGCATTATATTTTTATGGCATGCCTCTTCTTGCAGAAAACAATAAACCAAGATTATTGTATTATTTAAAACGTAGAGGATATAGAGCATATTCTATGAACAGACCAGATAAGACAATGTATAAATTATCTGTAGCTGAAAAAGAAATAGGTGGAATACCTAACTCAAGTGAAGATGTTAAACAAGCACATGCTGCTGCTATCGAAGCTTATATTGAAAATTTTGTAGGTTACAACAATGAACAATATGGCACAATGTATTTACAAAAAACATTAGAAGATTGGGCTGCATTTGATATAAACAATAGAACTAAGCATGATGCTTCTATTAGTTCTGGTTTAGCAATCATGGCTTGTAATAAAAATAAATATAGACCGGTTGCTGAAATTAAAAAAGAAAAAATTAATTTAAATTTTTCTAAATATGACAACAAAGGTATTAATTCAAAAATAATTAATTAGATGATTAAAACAACTAGTAATAGTTCTTTCCCTAGTCAGGTGGTACCTGAGGCGGAAAAGCGAAGTTGGGAATACGGTTTGCAAGTAGCTCAAGCCATTGAAAATGAGTGGTTTAGAGGTGGTAGAATAAACAGTAGCCGATGGATGACTGGTTATCAAAATTTTAATAGACTTAGATTATACGCAAGAGCAGAGCAGCCAATACAAAAATATAAAGACGAATTATCTATTAATGGTGATTTGTCTTATTTAAATTTAGACTGGAAACCAGTACCTATTATACCTAAATTTGTAGACATAGTAGTTAATGGTATATCATCAAAAGAATATGAAATAAAAGCTTTTGCTCAAGATCCATATTCACAAAAACAAAGAACATCATATGCTAATACTATAATGAGAGACACAATGGCAAAACCATTGCTTGATAGTATTAAACAAAATATAGGAGTTAATTTATATCATTCATTAGATCCAGATAATCTTCCTAAAAATAAAGAAGAACTAGAGGTTCACATGCAGTTAAGCTATAAGCAATCTGTAGAGATAGCTGAAGAAGAAGTTATAAATAGTATACTAGACTTTAATAAATATGATTTAATAAATAAAAGATTAGTAGAAGATATAGTTACAATAGGTATTGGAGCGTGCAAAACTAGTTTTAATAAATCTGAAGGAGTTGTTATTGATTATGTTAATCCAGCTAATTTGGTTTATTCATATACTAATGATCCTAACTTCCAGGATTTATATTATGTAGGTGAAGTAAAATCTATTACATTACCTGAACTTAAAAAACAATTTCCTGATTTAACTGACGAACAATTATCTCGTATAGCTAAATACCCAGGAAGACAAGGTTATTTACGAGGTCCAAACTCTGATAACGACGAGATACAGGTTTTATACTTTGAATACAAAACATATGTGGATCAAGTATTTAAAGTAAAGTACACAGAGCAAGGTTTAGAAAAAGTATTAGAAAAACCAGATACATTTAATCCACCACCTAATGATAATTTTGATAGAGTTTCAAGAAGTATTGAAGTTTTATTTACAGGTGCAAAAGTAATGGGATTAGAATTAATGTTAGATTGGAAGTTGTCAGAAAACATGACAAGACCAGAAAGTGATCTAACTAAAGTAAACATGAACTACAATATTGTAGCACCTCATATGTATCAAGGTCGTATAGATTCACTTGTGGGTCGTATAACTGGGTTTGCTGATATGATACAGCTTACGTCACTTAAATTACAACAAGTAATTGCTAGAATGGTTCCAGATGGTGTATTTGTAGATGTTGATGGTCTTGCAGAGGTTGACTTAGGTAATGGAACTAATTACAACCCACAAGAAGCTTTAAACATGTATTTCCAAACTGGTAGTATAGTTGGTAGATCGTTAACGCAAGATGGTGATCCTAACAGAGGTAAAGTACCTATTCAAGAATTACAAACTTCCAGTGCTAATGGTAAAATACAATCGTTAATTAATACTTATCAGTATTATTTACAAATGATAAGAGACGTAACTGGTTTGAATGAAGCTAGAGATGGTAGTTTACCAGAAAGAGATTCGTTAGTAGGTTTACAAAAAATGGCTGCCAATGCTTCAAACACAGCAACTAAACATATATTAAAAGCATGTTTATATTTAACATTAAGAACTTGTGAAAATGTATCACTTAGAGTTGCTGATATGTTACAATTTGATTTAACTAATGCTTCTTTGTTAGGAACAATAGGTAAATTTAATGTAGCAACTTTAGAAGAAATACAAAAATTACATTTATATGATTTTGGTATTTATTTAGATTTAGAACCTGAAGAAGAAGAAAAATCAATGCTAGAGCAAAACATACAAATGGCTCTACAGCAAAACCAAATATATCTTGAAGATGCTATTGATATTAGGGAAATTAAAAACTTAACATTAGCTAATCAAGTATTAAAATATAAAAGAGTTCAGAAGCAAGAACAAGACCAAGCTCAACAACAACAAGTGATTGAGTCACAATCTCAAGCAAATCAACAAGCTACTGAAGCTGCCGCAATGCAAGAAGTTGAAAAACAACAAGCTTTAGCAGATACACAAAGTCAAATTGAACAAGCCAAGTCTCAGTTTGAAATACAAAGAATGCAAACAGAGGCTGAAATTAAAAGAGAGCTTATGGCTCAAGAGTTTGAATACGATGTCAAATTAAAGAAAATGGATATTGACATTAGCAAACAAAAAGAAAAAGAAATAGAAGATCGTAAAGATCAAAGAACTAAAATACAAGCTACACAACAATCACAAATGATTAGTCAAAGACAAAATGATTCTTTACCTACTGATTTTGAGCAAAATCAAAACTCTATAGATATAGAACAATTTGTGTCTTAAATTTTTATTAATTTTTATTATATTATATTATGTCAGAACAAGTTAAACAAGAGGGTGAGTTTAAAATTAAAAAAACTACACCTAAAAAATTTAAACAAGATGAACCTGTTAAAATAGATTTATCTAAAATTAAAGAAGAAGTTACTCCTGTAAAAGAAACAGAAGTGAAAGATACACCTGTTGTTGAACAAGAGGTTAAAGAAGAAGAAGTAAAACCAATTATAGAAGAAATAATTGAAGAACCTGTTGAGGATAAAAAGGTAGAAGAAGAAGAAGAAGAAGTTGTTGAAATAGGAGAAAAAATGGAGAAAAAAATTACTCCACCTACTCCTGATGAAATAAGAGAAGTTGCTTCACTACCAGAAAACATCGAAAAAGTCGTAGACTTTATGAAAGAAACAGGTGGTACATTAGAAGATTATGTTAGATTAAATGCTGATTATTCTAATGTAGATAATGATACTTTATTAAAAGAGTATTATAAACAAACGAAATCTCATCTCAATTCAGAAGAAATTGATTTTTTAATAGATGACAATTTTTCTTTTGATGAAGAGATTGATGAAGAGCGAGTGGTTAAAAAAACTAAACTCGCCTATAAAGAAGAGATTGCGAAAGCCAAACAGCACTTAGAAGGTTTAAAGAGTAAGTATTACGAGGAGATCAAGTTGAGACCCGGGGTTACTCAAGACCAACAAAAAGCACTGGACTTTTTCAATCGCTACAACGAAGAGCAAGACATAGCTTCTCAACAACATGAAGATTTTAAATCTGAAACTAAAGACTACTTTTCTAATGAATTCAAAGGTTTTGATTTTAAAATAGGAGAGAAAAAATTTAGATACGGAGTTAAAAATCCTAATGATGTTGCAGAAAAACAATCTAATATTACCAACACGATTAAGAAGTTCTTATCCACAGATGGTAGCATTAAAGATGTTAGTGGTTATCACAAAGCTATTTATGCTGCTGAAAACGCGGATACTATTGCGCAGCACTTTTATGATCAGGGTAAAGCCGATGCTATAAAAGGTGTTGTTGCAAAAACTAAAAACATAAGCAATGAAACTAGAGCTACAGCTCCAAGTGATGTTTTTGTTAGCGGTTATAAAGTTAAAGCTGTTACAGGTCTTGATTCTTCAAAATTGAAAATTAAAACAAAAAACTTTAACTAAAATAATTTAAAACTATTATGGGATCAATTAATCCAATTTATGGAAGTATTTTACCTTCCTTAACTCAACAGGCTCTTCAGTCAAACTACCTAAGTTTTACTGATGCTGCAGGCGGTAACTTCGCGCAACAATACTTACCAGAAGTATATGAACAAGAAGTTGAAAGATATGGAAACAGAACCTTATCTGGATTTTTAAGAATGGTTGGCGCTGAAATGCCAATGACATCTGACCAAGTTGTTTGGTCTGAGCAAAACAGACTTCATATTGCATATGATGGTTGTTTTATAGATGACAATGCTGCTGCTGATAATGGTATTGTAACTATACCTACTAATGATAATGCCGCTCCTTTTACCGGCACTAATCAAGCTATTAACGTAATCAATGAAAACGATACTGTTGTTTTAATGAACGTTAATACAGGTGTAACTATCAAAGCTGTCGTTTCTAACGTAGCAGCAGGTGGTGGTACTACTACTGATGTAACTTGTTTAGCTTTTCAAGAAGTTAATTTACGTACTTTAGGTGTTGGTGCTGCGGGTGTTAACCCTATCAAACTATTTGTATATGGTTCAGTATTTGCAAAAGGAACTGTTGGTAATCCTAACAAATCTGCACAGCCACAATTCACACAATTTCATAACACACCAATTATCATAAAAGACAGATACCAAATTTCTGGTTCTGACACTGCACAGATTGGATGGGTTGAAGTTGCTACTGAAGATGGTACATCAGGATACTTATGGTATTTAAAGTCTGAATCTGAAACAAGATTAAGATTTGATGACTATTTAGAAATGGCGATGATTGAAGGTGAAAAAGCTGCAATCAACGGTGTTGACGGTGCTGCTGCTGATGGTATGTTCCAAGCTGGAAAAGGTGGTGTACCTGGATTTGCTGCTGTAAACGCTCACGGTACTGAAGGTTTATTTGCTGCTATTCAAACAAGAGGTAATATTATGTCTGGTTTTTCTGCTGGAACTGGTATTTCTGATTTCGATCAAATTCTTAAAAACTTAGATACTCAAGGAGCTATTGAAGAAAACATGCTTTTCTTAAACAGAGCTACTGATTTAGGTTTTGACGATATGCTATCTCAAATCTCTAGCGGTTACGCTGGTGGTACTGCTTATGGTTTATTTGAAAACTCTGAGCAAATGGCATTAAACCTAGGTTTCTCTGGTTTCAGAAGAGGTTCTTATGACTTCTATAAAACTAGCTGGAAATACTTAAACGATGCTTCTACAAGAGGTGCTGTTGGTACTCCTGGAATTGATGGTGTATTAATACCTGCTGGAACTTCAACTGTTTATGACCAAGTATTAGGTACAAACATTAGAAGACCATTCTTGCACGTAAGATACAGAGCTTCACAAGCTGATGACAGACGATACAAAAACTGGATCACTGGATCTGTTGGAGGTGCTTACACTTCTGATTTAGATGCTATGGAGGTTCACTTTTTATCTGAAAGATGTCTTGTGACTCAAGCGGCTAACAATTTCGTATTGTTCCAAGCTTAAGATTACTTTAAAGAGTTAGGCGCTTCGGCGCCTAGCCCTTTATTTTTTTATTAATTATATTATATTATATCATGTCAAAAACAAAAGAAATTAAAGCCCCTAAATGGGAGATTAAAAATAGATCCTATAGACTAGCAGGACCTCATGCGCCTCTTACATTCACACTTCAATCTAAACATAGTTCAAGGTATCCTTTACTATGGTTTGATGATGAAACTGGAGAGCAAAGAGAACTAAGGTATGCTACTAATCAAAATTCACCATTTGTTGATGAACAAAAAGGAGAATGTACATTAGGACATATTATTTTTGAAAATGGAATATTAACTGTTCCAAAACAAAAAGTAAATTTACAAAAACTATTATCATTATATCATCCTAAAAAAGGTTTTAAATATAATGAAGTTATGCCTGCTAAACAAGCAGAAGATCAATTAGATCAAATGGATTATCAATTAGATGCAATGAATGCAGCTAAAAATCTTGAAATAGATCATGCGGAAGCGATTCTTAGAGTTGAAAAGGGAAGTGATGTAGCAAGTATGAGTTCTAAAGAAATTAAAAGAGATGTTATGCTTATGGCAAAACAAAATCCAGCTAATTTCTTAGCTATAGCTTCTGATGAAAATGTAGGTTTAAGAAATGTAGGTATAAAAGCTGTTGAACAATCAATAGTTAAAATATCTCAAGACCAAAGAAGTTTTCATTGGGGATCAAATGATAGAAAACTTATGACTGTTCCTTTTGATGAAAATCCATACTCAGCATTAGCTGCTTGGTTTAAAACTGATGAAGGCGTAGAAGTTTTCAGAACAATTCAGAAAAAGTTACAATAATATGTGACTATAATTATAGTGAAGGGTCACTATTGTGGCCCTAATCACTATTAACTAAAATATTAAAATGGCAATAAACGTAAATACTGTATATCAAACCGTTTTATTAATACTAAATAAAGAGCAGAGAGGTTATATGACACCTGTTGAGTTTAATAAAATAGGTGCTCAAGTTCAATTAGAAATATTTGAATCATACTTTGATAGCTTGAACCAGCAATTACGTGTTCCACAAGCAGACGTCGATTACTCTGATAGAGTAATGAATTTAGACGAAAAAATATCTATATTTAAAACTTCAGGTGCAGCTATATATGATGCGCCTTCTTTTTCTTTACCCAAAGAATCTGGTGTTGCTCAATCCACAGAGACATTAAGCACTATAATTAATCAACAAGCTTATACATACACCACACTAACATCTAATCAATTATCTAATGGTACTGTTCAAGTTTATTTTGACGGAGTATTACAACCTTCTTCATCTTATACTATAACTAATAATATTATATCATTAACGGTTTCACCAGCCTCAGTGTTTACTGTTTTAACAGTGGTTGATTCAAACGATTTTTATAGATTAGGCACAGTAACTTATCAAGCTGGTGCTTTACCATATCATGAGCTTGAAAGAGTTGGTAGAAGTGAATTATATCATTTATTAGGATCTAATCTAACAAAACCAACAACTAGAGATCCGATTTATATATATGAAAACAAAAAAATAACTGTATACCCTAGTACTATAACTAGTGGTATTAACATAGATTATATAAGAAAACCTTTAGCTCCAATATGGAACTTTACTTTAAACGGTAATGCATATCAATATAACGAAGCTACTTCAATAAACTTTGAGCTACATGATGCAGATCAAACTGAATTAATATTAAAAATATTATTATATGCAGGTGTTGTGGTTAAAAGTATGGAAATTGTACAAATTGCAGATCAACAAGTACAACAAGAAAATATTAATCAACAAAGATAATAAAACATGTCAAGACCTAATGGTGGTTTAATAACCGAAACTAATAGACAATATTACGCTGGATCACAGCAGTTTTATATAGACACTACCGGTTCAGGTAAAACGTTTACATCAACTTTTGATACTGATTTAGTTTTTGGAGGTTCAGATCCTGCTACAGGTAATTATAATAAAAACAATTTTAAATTATTTACTAGCCCTAATGCAAATGTATGGACAGAGCTTACACCAAGTTTATCAAGTGAAACAGGTATAGTTACAAACGCAACAGGCGTTGCAAGTACATCAGTAGATTTAACCGCATATAATCAAGATATACAGACTGGCATGGTAGTTACAGGTTTAGGTGTAGATACAGGAACAACTGTTCTTTCTACAATAAACCCTGGAACTTCAATAAGTGGAAATGCTTACGTTCCATTTGTTACAGGCAATATTGGTTCTATATTGGATGAATATAGTGTAATAATGGCTACAAATATTACAAGTGATATATTAGCTTTAGGTTCTAACGCTGTGGTTGATGATCCTTTACCTCCGGACACTTGGACTGCATATGATCCTCCAACTCGTGTTACAAGCGTAAGTACTAACGCTGGTGTAACAACTGTTAACTGGAATAAGCTTCAAAATGGAACAACTGTTGGTATGCTTCTTAGGTTTCAACCTGCGATTACAGGTACTACAACTCTTACATTAAGTGCGTATAACGCTAGCATACTTGCTGGTATGGGTGTAAGTGGGCCATATATATCAAGTGGTACTATAGTTGTTAGCAATACAAACACCGGAGGCAGAAGCGTTATAGTGTTAAATAAAGTAATGACACAAAGAGCTGATAGCAACGGAGCTTATACTTTTTTTAAACAAGAAATTACTTTAAACAAAAATGCTACAGTTGTTAATGGTGAAATTTTAACCTTTACAAACTCTAATCCTTTTACAGCTTTAAACAACATAGTTACTGTTAATGTATTTTTAACTGCAGGTACTTATTTAAAAATACAACTAGATGAGAATACTATGTGGGAAAATAACGGTAGTTATGGTTACACCACATTGCACGATATAATTGATAATTTTCTTATTGCTTATGTAGGTGCTGGTAAACTTATACCTAGTGTTAAAAAAACAGATGTAATATTTCATGCAAAAAGAGGATTACAAGAGTTTAGTTATGATACACTACAAAGTATAAAATCACAAGAAGTAAGTATACCACAAAATTTATCTATTATAATACCTCAAGATTTTGTAAATTATGTAAGGTTATCGTGGATAGATGAACTAGGAGTTCAGCATACTATATTTCCAGCAAACACTTTAACTAGTAATCCTTATACAACACCAGCACAAGATAATTTAGGTGTTCCTACTCAAGACAATATAGAAGAAAACATAGAAGGTACATCGGTTATAAATGAAAGATGGGCAGGTACTGATCCAGCTAGAATTAGTGGAGCACTAATGACTAATCAAGGTGATCAAGTTGCTGATATATACAGAACTATGTGGGGAGATGGTTATACAACTTGGTTAGGCCAAAGATATGGTATGAACCCAGAAACAAGTCAAAGAAACGGTTGGTTTACTATAGATGAAAGGAAAGGTATGTTTACTTTTACTAATAACTTAAAAAATAAAATAGTTCTTATAGAGTATATATCTGATGGTAATGCTTATGAAATGGATACTCGTATACCAAAAATGGCAGAAGAAGCTTTGTATGCACATATTATACATGCTATATTAAGTGTTTCTACTAATGTACAAGAATATGTTATAAGAAGATTTAAACAAGAAAGAAGCGCTAAACTAAGAAATGCTAAAATTAGGTTATCTAATATAAAACTTGATCAAATAATTCAAGTAATGAGAGGTAAATCTAAATGGCTTAAATTTTAATACATGGCAGAAATAAAGAATAGTTTTCTAAAGTCCAAGATGAATAAAGACTTGGACGATAGGTTAATTCCTAACGGCGAGTATAGAGACGCACAGAACATATCTGTGGGTAAATCTGAAGAAGATGACATAGGTGCTTTAGAAACTGTTTTAGGTAACATACTTATGACTGCTACAGGTTTAATATCTCCGTCTTTACCTAGCAATATGACTGTTATAGGATATTTAGCAGACGAATACTCTGATAAAATATATATCTTTTCTACTAACTATACAGACACAAACACAAACACTTTACCAACTTATGCTCCTTCTAACAAAAGATGTATTATATATGCTTTTTCACCTGGAGCTACTTATGCTGATGTTATAGTTGATAATGTATTTTTAAATTTTTCTACAACAAACCCCATACAAGCAAGTGTAATTGAAAATTTATTATTTTTTACAGACAATAGAAATCCTCCTAGAAAAGTAAATATAAATCCGCAAAGTGGAATATCTGGATATTATACAAATGAAGACCAATTAAGCGTTGCTAAATACAACCCTTACTTGCCAATTAAAATGTTTAAAAAAGCTGATGCAATTGTATTAGCTAGTCCAGCACCAACCACAACTACATTTGTTGTTAGTAAAAATACTAATATATTAGCAGGTATGTCTGTTATGAGTACTAGTTCTACTGGAACAGTAAAGGTAGCTAGTTATGATTATATAACGGTTTTAAGTGCTATAGAAAGTGGTTCTTCACCTAACGAAATAACAACAGTAACTTTATCTGGACCTATTACAGCTCCTGTAGCTGGTGATATATTTACGTTTCTTATATCTACAATGACTAATAAATCTTCAGACGCTACTTGGCCTGGAGATCCTGATTACTTAGAAAGTAAATTTGTAAGATTTAGTTATAGATATAGATTTGATGATGGAGAATATTCTTTAATGGCACCATTTACACAAATTGCATATATACCTAAACAAAAAGGTTATTTTATTAATGGTAATGAAGATGATGCTTATAGAAGCACTATATTAGACTGGATGGAAAATAATGTAAACAATGTAGAATTGTTAATTACTTTGCCTTGTCTTTTTAATCAATTAAACAGTGATTTTAAAATATCTTCAATAGATGTTTTATATAAAGAGTCTGATGGTACGTCTATAAAGGTATTAGAAAACTTAAGCTTAAGTAGTATACAACCTGACACTGTTGATAATATTTTTAATTATAATTATCAATCAAGAAAACCGTATAAAACTTTACCCTCTGATCAAACAACTAGAGTTTATGATGTTGTGCCTGTGAGAGCGTTAAGTCAAGAAACAGCTGGTAATAGAATTATTTATGGTAATTTTAGAAACGCATACACTGCACCTGAATCAATACAGTATGATGTACAGGTTGGTGATAAAGGTGGAAAATCTTCTACTAGTTGGGTAGAATACCCTAATCACTCATTAAAACAAAACAGGAACTATCAAGTTGGTTTTGTACTTTCTGATAAATGTGGTAGAACATCACCCGTTATTTTATCATCTGTAAGAACATCACAACCTAATTTAGGTTCTACATTGTTTTCTTCTTATAACAGTGTTTCATCTGATATAAAAGCTTGGCTAGGTGATACACTACAAGTAAGTGTTACTCAACCTATAACAAGTACATCTAATGAATATCCTGATTTTACAGAGGGTAGACCTGGTTTATATGCTATACCTACTAATGTTACTGGTTTTGCAATAACAAGTGCTCCAACAGCTATTTCAGACACACAATATCAATTCACTCTTGATAATTCTAACACACCATCTAATGTAACGGTTCCAGTACAGGGAGATTATTTAAGAGGTGAATATATAGATTATGTTAAAGTTGGCACTGTAACAAACGATGGTGCTACTCCACCTAGATACACTGTGCCTACAGATGGTAGAGTTAATTCTAGTTATTCAAATAATACTTTACTTGGTACATCGGCTGATATAAAGTTTGCATACAATATAAACCCTATAGGTTGGTATTCATATAAAGTTGTTTTAAAACAAACAGAGCAAGAATATTATAATGTATATCTACCAGGTATATTAAATGGATACCCTGCTTTAAATTCTTCAGCAAGTCCAAGCCCAATACCTTTTCCAGGTAATGAAGATGGTAAAACTGCAAACATTGTTTTAATCAATGACAATATAAATAAAGTTCCTAGAGATTTAAATGAAGTTTCAGACCAACAAAGACAGTTTAGAAGCTCAGTACAACTGCATGGTAGGGTTGAAAATAATTCGGCTACTACTAATATACAGTTTTTTCCAGGTATATTAACAGATACAGCGGTAAGTATATCTACATCTGATGATTCAAATATGGAATACGTTGATTTATCTACATCTACTACTCCTCCTACTGCGCCTGGTGGTCAAGATAATTTATATCAAATAGATAGCAAACCTTTAATAGCTAGAGTATCAACATCAAAACCAATAGGTTCATTAACAAATGCAATGAGACCTTTTTTAGCTATATATGAAACTGATCCTGTTGATTCTCTTTTAGATATATTTTGGGAAACTAATACCGTAGGTTTAATCGCAGATTTAAATTCAGATGTAAGAACTGGTTCTGATGAACCGGTTGCTTTTACAGCTAATAATTTTCAATTTTTAGAAAGCGATATTGTTGGTCATGCGTTAACTGATCCTTTTTGGCCAGTGTCAAATGAAGGTGTAATATTTAATGCATCATATCAAACAAGCGCAAATGGAGCATACTACACGTCTGTAAGAACTGGTAATACTGAAATTTTATTAAGCTCTAATAATAGTTTATTTGAACTAATTCAAGATGGCACAACATATTCATATACAATAAAATTAAAAAAATTAGCTACGTTTATAAGCGACAGTGATTCACAAGATGTTTATACGTTTTACATACCGTTAATTGTGGCATCAAACTCTGCTTTAGCACCAGGCGCAACTCCAACGCTAGTAATTTCAAATGTTAAATTAGAAAATGTAGCACCATCTTTTACTCAAAATCCTTTACCAACAATAAGTATAACAGTAGATCAAGAGGGTGGTTCTCCTAGTGGTATGCCTGGCCAAAATACTACAGCTATAAACGGTAGCGCTAACGCAGCAGAAAATCAATTAGGTTTGTTTTGGTCTATTGTCTCTGGTAATCCAACAGGCGCTAATGGTAATCCAGCTTTTCAAATAGATCCAGACAATGGTAATATTTCTCAAACACCAACAAACAACGCTCCTTCAGGTTCTCATACTTTAGTTTTAAAAGTTCAAGACGCTTTTGATAATAATGATCAAGCTGGTACAGGAAGCTTAAGTAGTGCTAATAAAAATCAAATAATAAACATAGGGCCAATACAAGCTAATACAACCATAAGATCTGGTTGTCAAACTGGACCTATTGATATGTTGTCACCGGCTGGCGCACAACAAGCTTTACGAACAAAGTACAATGCTCAATATGGAATTACAGGTATATTTTACATAGCTGATGGTACTTTTACAAGTACTAGTCCAGCAAGCGGATATGCTTTAACTGATTTACCTACCGGTGTTACTCCTAGTACAGCGCAAACTGGTGACGCATCTGAAACAAATACAATATTTAAATTAGGTAGTGCTTTATCAAAAGGAACTTTATCATTATCTTTAAATGCTGATATGACTTGGACTGCAAATCTTCCCTCTAGTGGTCTTGCTGGTGATGTATATTGGAAAGTATATCATCGAACAAACAGCACCTCTAGTTGGACATCTATTAGTGATTTAAATAACACCACACTAGACAACACAGCTAATGCCAACAAAGGTTTTAAAATGCCTGTAACAACAGATGCTTCAGCTGGACCTAGTGGTGAAGGAACATATTATAAACAATTTGTTTTAGCTTATAATCAAGTAGGGGAATATTTAGTTGTTGCTAGTGATGCAAAAAATGGCACAGCTCCAGCTCAACTAAATGCTTTAGCCGCTTGGGTTAACTCTAATGATTTGTACTATAGTACTTGTGTTATTGAAAATGGTGTAGATTTTGCTCCCACCGTAAATCCTTCAGTCGCAGGCGTTGTTCAATCATATCAATATAAAATTGGTACAGCAAGTGATGGAGGCAATAGTTTCTTTTGTCCTTCCGTTATAAGTAGTACAACATATGGATATTCTCATGTGCCATATGGTAAATATGTAACTCAACTTTATAGCACAAGTGCTCTTACATCTACTATTTCATTTGCAGATGCTGGTGGCGGTGTAAGTAATTACAGAGCTTTTATAACAGCTGGAACATCACCTTATCATGGAACTGATTATTTAGGCACAAAATTTTTCTTTTCAACAAGATTTGTTGCTACAAGTGCTAAAGTTTACGAACCAAATCCTTGGTCACAAAATTATGTACAAGCTTGTAGTACTTTCTATGGTTATCCAAGATCTGTATCATAGTAATAATGTTTAAAAATAAGTGATAATAAATTATGGCAGCAACAATTGAAGTAAATTACTTTAACACATTCTGGTTAAAAAAAATCAAGAGTATTACAGATGTTGCTTCTGGCTCGTCAAGTGCTTATGTTTCTAACACAGGAACTACTTTTGTAATAGCATCTTCTCTTACAGTTAGTCAAATGAATGTAGGCCAAGAAGTTACATTTACATACACTAGTGGCGCGGGAGATACAATAAATTATTCTAGTTACGTGGCATCAAGAATTAGTGCCACATCTTTTATTGCTGGAGCAGCACCTAATCCAGCTGTAACAGGAACACCAACTATCACTTTTAGTGCGATAGTTAATTTTGATAATATACCTGCATCTTACACTGGAGTTCCAGCAGATGATTGGTATATAGAAGAAGCTAGAATACGAGGAGGTTATAATAATGTATCTACAGATTACGGTGTTAAAGCTTATTTAGTAGAAGATACTTTTGCACAACAACATAGAATTAGTTCACTTATATATTCTGGTATATTTAATTCAAGAACTGGAGTAAACAATACAAATCAATTTTCAGTAGGTGAAAGCATAACTAGATCACTAGATCCAGCCAATGGTTCTATACAAAAACTTTATGCTGAAGACACAAACTTAATTATATTTCAAGAAGATAAAGTAAGTAAAGCTTTAATAGATAAAGATGCTATATATACTGCTGAAGGAGCTGCGCTTACTACATCAGGTAGATTAGTAATTGGTGCTATTGTTGCCTACGCAGGAGAATATGGTATATCACAAGACCCTTATAGTTTTGCTGTTTATGGTTATAGAAAATACTTTACAGATAGAAAAAGAAATTGCGTGTGTAGATTATCTATGGACGGTATAACTGAAATATCTAGCTACGGTATGCATGATTTTTTTAGAGATGAACTGACTAAAACTGGTATTAGAGTTGTTGGAGGATGGGATATACACACTAAAAATTATGTAGTTTCTATACAAAGCACAGTAAATTCATCATACATTACAACTTCTTATGACGAAGACGTTAGAGGTTGGACAAGTTTCTTTAGTTATAAACCTACTTATATGGTTAGTTTAAATAGCGATTTTTACACTTTTAATGATGGTGATTTATGGAGACATCACTCGGGAGATAAATATTCATATTTTTACAACGAGGTTGATTCAAATGGAACTCCTGTAGCACAAGATTCTTATGTAACTTTAGTGCTAAATACACAACCATCTGTTGTTAAAAACTTTAAAACTTTAAATTATGAAGGTAACAATGGTTGGCAGCTTAGTTCTATGATTGCTAGCTCTAGTGATCAAACACTACCTATAACCAAATATGAATTTAAAAATAATTTAGCTGATCTTGAAAGTCAATTTTGGTCTAACTCATTTAAAAAGAAAGAAAATAAATTTTTTGCTAACTTAATAAACAACTCTACGGCAACTAGTGGTGAGGTTTTATTTGGCCCAGATATGTCTGGTATAAAAGGTTTTTGGTCTACTGTTAAAATGAAAATAGACTGGAATACTACGGTTAGTTCAGATACTAATTATTATACAAATAAAAAAGAATTATTTTCAGTGTCATCTGATACTGTAGAATCATCATACTAAAACAAATGGAAGAAATATTAAACATACTATTAAATTGTAATCCTGATCTTGTCTACGGAGGAACTTTGCTTGGCTCTATATTAAGTGGAAATAAAGCTAAAAGAGATGCTAGAAGATTAAGAAGAAAAGCTGTAGAAGAAAAAAGAATTGCAACTAGTGGCATAAAAACTATAGAAAATAATAGGCAACCAGTTATAAATCCTTACGCTAACGCTAAAGATTTAAGTTCATTAGCTAAAGATCTTAGTGGTAATCTTTCAAATCCATTTGCTAATTTAAGTGTAGCCACAGGAGCTGCTAAAATGCAGGCTGAAGAAGCTGATATTGCTTTAGCAAATACACTAGATACTATAAGAGCTACAGGCGCAGGCGCGGGTGGTGCAACAGCTTTAGCACAAGCTGCTTTAAAAAGTAAAAAAGGTATTGCTGCTGGTATAGAAAAACAAGAAGTTGCTAATGAAAAAATGAAAGCTTCAGGACAACAACAGTTAGAAAGACTACAAAATGCTGAACAAGCTAGAGTACAAGGTGTACAAATAGGTGAAGGGAGAAGAATGCAAACAGCTGAAGCAAAAGGTTTATCTTATAAGTTTGAAGCTCAAGAAAGAAGAGATCAAGACAAATTAAATGATTTAAGACGTCAAAGAAATGCAGCTAGTGATAGAGAGTGGCAAACAGAACAAATGGTAAATAAAGCAGAGCAAGGAGCTCTAGGTGCAATACTAGGACAATTAGGCATGTAAATTATAAATTATGGCATTAAAAGAAAAACTATTAGAAAACGAAAGATTAATAAAAGACTGTCAATATGAAGTTGAAGAGTTACAGTCTACTATGTCATATCAATTAGGTTACGAAGAAAGTATTGTTCCTCCTGTTAATTACAATGAACTATATTATCCTTTTGTAAAAATATATGCAGATATTCAATTAGCACTGGACAATGGAACTAGTAAAAACCCTAGTGCAGATAGACAATATGCAGAAGACATTGCTAACAGTGTAGAGGTTGTAAGAGAAGGTTTAGAAAACTTAGCTTCTAATGCTGAAGTATGGATGGAAGCTGTTATGAAAGCTGGTATACAAGGTGGTTTAGATATAATGGGTACACCATACAGTAGATATAAAGCTATTAATATAATAAATGAAGATCTTCCAGGTGTTGTACAGGTTATAGCAAAAGATAATGACATTAGAAAACTTGCGTGGGATATTTATGATAAAGAAGGTAAATTTGTAGAAAGAATTTATATAAGTAAATTAAATAAACTTTCTGAAACACAAGATATATTTGTTAGTATTCCTGATGTTAGTGGCAAAAATAATAAGTTTAAAAAATCTAATCCTGAAATGTTTGAACAAGAAAAAATGGGTGGAGAAGAAGTTGTGTTAACTGGAGGTGTAACACAGACGTATCAAAAAACAAAAGAAGATGGTAGTTTAGATCTTTATGAAAAACCATTAAACGGAGGCTTGGTTCAAGACTTTGTAGGCATAGACAAAGAAGCTATTGGTTCTAATGGTGTTTTTAAATTAGAAATGGAAAAAATATCAAATGGTATTTTAGAAATGCAAGAGTCTTCTGATCCTGCTATTGCTTTTAATAATAATATTTTAGCAGAGGTTACAGATCATTATTTAAAACCATCTAAAGCATTAAGAGATAATGAAAAGAAAAGATTTAAAGAAGATTATACTAAATGGTTTTTAGAAAAAGAAATAAACGATGAAATGCCAATAGGTGTTCCTAGAAAAAAAGCTGAAGTACCGGCTGAACAAGAAGAGGTTGTAGCTGAAGAACAAGCGCAAGGTCAAGAACAATTACAAGAAGAACAACAAGCAGTATCTTAAATTTAATTTATGGCAGATTGTAAAGATTTACATGTAATAGGATCCCAGGCATATAAAGACTGTGTGGAGAAAACCAAAATTAAAGACGTTGTTAAAGCAGATGAAATTGAAGAACCGATAATTGCAGTTGAAAAGATTAAGGGAACTACCGTAGAAGGTAATGTGAAAGAAAACAGTGCTTATCGTGATACTTTAGGTATAAAATTAGGAACTGAATTAGTTAATGAAGTAACTACAAGAACTACAAAAAACAGTTGGGACCAGGTTGTAAACAATATGTTTGATCTTCCAGCTGGTGGTAATGTTACTATTGATGAAAAGTATGATAAATTAAAAAACAAACCTATAGGTTATTTAAAAACCTCTGATAATAAAGAAGAGATAGAGTTGTACAAAGAATATAGAGATATTCTTGAAGCTACGCCTGGTTATGAACCTAGATTAGATAGTCCATTTGCGGCTAACAATGAAGATTTTAAAAAAATAAAAGAAACTGCTAGAATTGAGTTTGGCAAAGTTGTTGATTTAAAAAAAGAACAAGAACTAAGAGAGGCTGTTGGTGATAAAGTTTATGATATTTATAAAGCTGCAGGTTTTGATTCTTCAAAAATTACAGAAGCAAGCTTACTAAATACTGATCCAGAAAAAGGAATAACTTTTGATGAAGAGGAAATTAAAGCAAACGAAATATTAATAAACAAAGGATTAAACAGATTTAAGCAAAGACGTGCTGATAGTGTTATTGGTAACTTTAGAAAAGATAACAATATATCTGGTTTAGGTTTTGGCAAAAATAAAGAACTTAATTATCAAGAAATAATAAGAGGAGTTGAAGCTTGGTTTTATGAAGGTGATGAAAGTAGTTCTGTGTTTTATCCTAATCAAAAAATATTAGTTGAAAATATAGAAAAAGCAAAACAAAAAGCTATAGAAAACAAAACTTATCCAGCTGATGAAATAAGAAAAATGCGTAATGCAACGCCTGAACAACTTAAGGCTGCGGGTTACCAAACATATCAAACGCCTGAATCTGTAAGTGGAGATCTAGGAACTGCGTTAAAAGCTTACGATGATGCAAGAGCCCAAGTTGAAAAAGATTCTAAAAATCTAAACAAAAGATCTGGGGCTTTAAATAAAAAAATAGAAGAAGCTGTTTTAGAAAGAACAAATTATTTAGATTTTTATTCTAAAGAAAATAAATCTTTAATAGAAGGTTTAGGTTTAGAGTATGATGCTGGTGTTGCGAATCAGCAATTAAATATTTTTAATGAAAAAATAAATGTATTAATTGAGGACTTTAACGGTAGAGGATTTAACGAAGAAGTAGTAGCTTTAAATCTTAGAAACGATCAACTTAATAAAACCGCAAAAGTATTAAAAGAAAAAGCTTTAAAATTTGATGATTTTGCTTCTATCATGGGAGCAGCACAACTTAATCATAATTTAATAGATAAAACTTTTGCTAACATAGAAAGAGACTATATATTAGCTCCTTACACATTGTTAAATCAAGGTGTTGCCTTAGGTTATGAACTTTTTCAAGACAAAGAAACTGCTGATTTAGTTAGAACAGCAGGAATGGATTATTACAAGTTGATGCAAGACAGACAGGGTAAGTTTGTTAAACCACCTACTATTGATGAAGTTAAAAATGATGATGATTTTTTCTTTAGTTCAGGGACAATGTTTAAAAGTTGGACGGCTGACGCTGCTTTAACTATATCTGCAGTGCTTGGACCAGGTAAAATTGCAAAACTTATATCAACTGGTGCTATTAAAAATCTTACTAAATTTAAACTAAAAGGTAGAACAGCTAAACTAGTTGCTAATGATATAACTAAAGCTAATGCACTTACAGCACAAAGAACTACTATGGGTTTATTTTTTACTAGTTCTGCTGGTGGGCAATTAGGTAGTTCAGAATTTACTAGAAGTATTGCTGACAAGCAAATTTTAAAAATTGAAGAATTATTAAAAGATAAAAGTCTTTCTTTCACAGAAAGACAAGATCTTCTTGGTCAATTAAACGATTTTACAGATTCTAAAAACAATTCAAGAGCTTTTAGAATATTTAATGCTATTGGTTATGGTTTTGTAGAAATGTATGCTGAAAAACTAGGTACGTTAAGATACATGAATGATTTTAACGCAGCTAGAACTATAGCAGAAAGAGCTGGTAAATTGAATTTATGGCAAAAAGGTTTGTATGGCGCAAGATCTACACTAAAAGGAGTAGGAACTGAATTAGTTGAAGAAAGTGTTACTAATATTTTTCATGTTGGATTAGATAATTTGGGTAGAAAGAATAAAATATCTGTTTTTACTGGTTTAGATAAAGATTTTGCAGCTAACATAGCTTACACTAGTTTATTGCTTCAAGGTCCAGCTAAGGTTACAAACATATGGAACACATTAAAGCAAGAAATAACAACTAGCAAAGATAGAAAAGAAACAGAAAAAATATTTGGAAGATTATACGATATACAAACTGATTTAGATGCTGCAAAATTAGATCCAACTCTTTTTACTAAAAAAGAATTAAAAGAAAAAAGAAACGAAAGAGACAATTTATTTCAAACAGGTTCTATCAATGAGTTTTTATCTATGCAAAAGTGGACTAAAATGTCTCAGCTAGAAAGAGATAACCTTATAGACTTAGGTGGTAAATTAAAAACAAAAGAAGCTGCATATGTTGAGTTCATAAATGATCCCGCGTTTGGTCTTGAAGGTTTTCAGCAACAGGTTGAACAATTTGAAAAAGAAATAAATGATTTAAGAGAACAACAAGGTGCCTTATTACAATCCAAATCATTTAAAAAATATCAAGAGTTTCAAGCAAAAAGCTTAAAAGATGGTCTTGGAGGAAGTGTGTCAGGTGTAGTCGCAGCCGGAAGACTTAAAGTTTTTGAAGCAGCAACTGATATATTAAAACATCAATACAAAGGAACGGTTGATATTGTAGAAGCTGACATTGATGGCGCTAATATCAATACGTACATGGATAATTACGATAAAAAAAATCCTAAAAACAAGTTATCACAAAAAGATAAAGAAGGTATATTAAACAATTATGCTTCTGTAATGCCTGATGGTAGTGTTTATGTTAATGAAGCTAATATCTATAGAGCAATACAATCTGGAACCACTAGTGATGCTCTTATTGCTGCTGTGGCACCTTTACACGAGTTAATACATTTACAAATAGCTAAAAAAAACATATTTGGAAGAAGCCCAGAGCTAAAGAAAAAAGCTGACATTGCTTCTCTTGGCTTACTAAATATAATAGATGATAAACTTAATAAAGAACAGCTAACGCCTGAGCAGGCAAAAGAAATAAAAGATAGAATAGATAGTTATAAAAAAGATGGTAAATTAGATTTTGAAGAAATATTAACTATTTTTGGCGAATCAATTATTTTAGGTAATATAAAACAAAGTGATTTTGCAGGTCTTTCTGGTATGAAAGAATTTTTAAACGGTATGTTTAGTAAACTAAACCCAGGTGGTGCATCTGAAATATTAAATCCGTTTAATAGTGGTAATGATATGTATAACTTTTTATCTAGTTTTGTAGAAAAGCAAGCTGATGTTTCTACTAGAATTACTACCGCTGACACTGAAAAAGAACAGCCTGGATCAATAAAACCTTCACTAGTTCCAGGCGATCTTAAAAGTAAATTTGATGATATTGTACAAAAAGAAGATGGTACAAGAAAATTTGAAAATAAAGATGACTTTGATAATAGCTTAGAAAAAGACGATTTACAAGTTTTAATAGAAACAACTAACACGTTGGATGCTTCTATAAGAAACTTACCAGGCGTTAGTCAAGCTTATTTAGATATGCCCGGTAATGAAACATATGTTGAAGATGTTAAAAGAAGAATATCTGACAAAGCAATGAGTGAATTTAATCCAGCATTAAATGAAAGCTTTTTTGGTTGGTTAACAGGTAAAAACGTAACTGGTAAATCTATAATAGAACTTGCAGCAGGAGATATACAGATTAAAAATAAAAAGAAAGTCTCTACTACCCCTATTGATTCAAGCACAAGGCAAATAGCAGATCCAGGTTCTAACACCAATACAGACTCTACAACAGATATAACTCCTATTATTGATGTAATGAATTTTGCTAAAAAAGTAAATCCTGACATTAATGTTGAAGCTGTTTCAAAAGACTTTCAAGATGAAATACAAAGTTTAGCTAAACAAAAAAATATAGATATAACTAAAGACAATTTAACTAACAAAGAACTAATGGCTATAACACCTTATGGTGTGCTTGCAGACATTGTTGGTATAGACGTTAAAAAGTTACAAAATCCTAATCAAAACTTAGACAAACAAGATTCTTTAAAAGCTCAAAAATTATTATTAGCAGCAAGACCTTTTATTAAAAACGTAGTTTTAGGACAGTCTTCTAAGAAAACACAAAAAGTTAATATACTTAGAAATGGTAAACCAATTATAGATTCAATAACAAAAAAACCAAAACAAACAACTGTCGGTGGAGAAACTTTAAATTTAGGTAGAAACATTCAAAAAATATTTTTTAATCCACCTAAAAGAGTTGGTAACAATAATATTCGTACTCCTAAAAAGTTTGACAACAAAGTTTATAATCAATCTATAGGTACTAAAGATGGTAAGGTTGATCCTAACTATGTTCCTAGAGCTGCAGAGTCTCAAGTTATAAAAGCTTTATTAAAAGCTGTTGCTGAACAAATGGCTAATAGATCTCTTAGCACTGTTTTAGATGTAAAAGAAGCTAAAGGAGAAATAACAACTCCAGTTGCTGCCGCGGCTAGAGTTAATTTAAAAAGAGGTACTAATGATTTAGTATTTAGTAACATGCCTAGTAAGCTTATAAATGTACAGCTTCAGAACTTTAGTAATGCATTAAGAACAGTTAATTTAAATAAAATATTTAAAGATGCTGGCTTTAAGCTTGAAAAACAAAAATACTTTACTAGTGATCAAGGAATAACTAATAGAGCTTCGTCTGGTAAATATTTTGGGATTGTTAAAGAGAAAAAAGGAAGAACTATAAAAGGAGAATTTTACGAGCAAGGGGAATACTTTATAGATGACAAAGCAACTGATCAAGAGTTGATGAGCATGTACATAAGCGAAGATACTGTATTTGTTCAAGATAAAAAGTTTTTAGATGCTAGAAGTAAATGGATAAAAAAAATAGCACCTTTTTTAAGTCCAAGCATTTTAGAGGCTTCGTTATTAGCTGGAGGACCAAGAAGTATGTTTGGAACCTTAAATGAAGTGTATGAAGCTTTAGGTGTTGGAACTAAAGCTGAAGCTATTAAACTTTTTAATAACAAAGCGCCTATTCCTCCTGTAAACTTTGATTACAGTAGAGGTAAATTTGCTAACATGTCTAGATCGGATTTTAGAAAATATACTAAAACTGATGAATTTAAAAATAACGAAGCTTTAAAAATGCCTTTCTTAAAAAGTTTTGCTAATGTTATGGCAGAAACAATGAAAAATGATAAGGATGCTAAAGCTATGTGGGCTGGATTTTTAAGCGCTACAAGCAATATGAGTAAAGGAGTTATTAGAAGAATGGCTCCTATAAAATTCTGGTCATTAATAGATCAGAAAAAAGGTAATTTGTTTGTTGAAGAGCATAGTATGCCAGCTAATAATATTGCTAAACTCATGTTTTATATAGCAGAAAAAGATTCTGTAGAAGATAACTTTAGTTTTATAAAAGATAATTATTTTCAAGGGCAATTAAGAAAATTAGATGACAATAAATTAAAAGCGCCGTGGTTTAATTATATAGCAAAAATGCCTCAAGAGTTTTTTACTATGGAAAACTTAACTACATGGATAAGATACAATAATCCTGATGTTGCTTCTGTTAATGGTGGTATTGATTTTAGTACCTATGAAATGATTGGTACAGAAAATACTGTAGCAGAAGAATTAGCTCAACAAGCAATGGATATTGTTACTACACATATAGAGGTACAAAATATTCTTGAAAAAGGTAGAAATGAAATAAAACCTTCAAAACCAACTAATCCTAAAATATTAAACACACAGTTTAATGAAATTATAGAGCAAACTTTAGGTGTTGCTGCGGGTAAAGCGTTTTCAGATGTTGTTGCTAAAAGGCGTGGAGCTAAAAAAGGTAGGTTTAGACCGTTTGTTCCACCATCTATGGAAGATTTTCAAGGTTTAATGTATGATCTTTACACTAAAGGAACATTAGGTGAACAACAAATGGCATGGGTTAAAAAGAATTTAATTGATCCATACCAAAAAGGAGTTGCAAACATAGATGTTTATGCACAAACATTAAAACAAGACTATAAAGCTTTACTTAAAAAGTTTCCTAATGTTAAAAAGAACTTAGGTAAAATAGTTCCTGGTACAGACTTTACACAAGATCAAGCTATAAGAGTTAGTTTATGGACTAAAGCAGGTTATGAAATACCCGGTATATCTAAGCGTGATGCTAAAAAACTAAACGATTTTGTTAATAAAAATCCTGAATTAGGGTTGTTTGGAGAGGGTGCGGTTCTTGTTAGTAAACAAAAAAAATGGACAAAGCCAGATGCTTACTGGGATGTTCAAAGTATATTATCTGATTTAAATAATTTTACAAATAATGTAGGTAGACAGCAGTTTTTAGAAGAGTTTAATGCTAATGTTGATGCGATATTTTCTAAAGAAAATATGAATAAACTAGAGGCATCTTTAGGAACAAACTGGAGAAGTGCAATGGAAGATTCATTGTATCGTATGCGAACCGGAACTAACAGACCATCTGGTGCAGACAAACTTGTTAATAATTTTATGAACTGGACTAATAATTCTATTGGTGCTATCATGTTCTTTAACAGAAAATCTGCTCTGTTACAAACTATATCTTCTGTAAATTTTTTAAACTGGAGTGATAATAACCCTGTAAAAGCAGCTATGGCTTTTGCAAACTTTCCACAATTTATAAAAGATTTTGTTTTTTTATGGAACTCACCTAAATTAAAACAAAGAAGATCAGGTTTAAGAAGTGATGTTAATGAAGCGGAAATAGCTAATGCAGTTAGAGGTGCTACAAACAAAGCACAAGCAATGTTAAGCTACTTGCTTAAACTAGGTTTTACACCTACGCAACTTGCAGATAGTTTTGCTATTGCATCAGGTGGTGCTACATTTTATCGAAATAGAGTTAATTCTTTATTAAAAGAAGGTGGTAAGGTAAAAGAATTATTAGTTTATAACGCTAGCCCTAAGTCTTTTAATGAGCTTGGAAAAAGAACTGGTTTGACTTATTTATCTACTAATAAAAGAGAAGCTAATGCTTATGCTGAAATGAATAGAGGAAAAGTAAAAAATATTTACATAAATGAAAATAAAGTTGCTTCTGAACAAGATTTAATTGATACAATGAATGAATTAAATATTGATATTTCGGAAGGTTCTTTATA